TATGATTGAGCCATCGAATAGCAGAGTGATTAAAAGCAGTCAGTCCCCACTGGTCACCCACCTGCGACCCACCGTGACAGTGAAAAGACCCCCCGTAAGGAATCTTTTTGGGCGTTCTACCCACCGCGTTGGGCGACACCTGCCCCTCTTTTACACGGGGGCATCAGTTCGTTTCATATAAAACAGCAAACCGCCCCAAAAATGGCAACCCGCCTGAGCAACCTTGAAATTGGAACCGCGTTGAACATCACCGCGCAGCGCGTCTCCGTGCTCAAGCGCGAGGGAATGCCGACCGACTCCATCGAAGCCGCGCAGGCATGGCGAGCAGCTCGAGACGTTGCCCGGTCAGCGAAGGCGCCGAAGGCCGCGCCGGCGAACCTCGACGACGGGACGCTGGCTGACACGATCAGCGAGCACCGTGCACTGGTCGGTCGGGCTCGCGGCGTCTGGCTTGCGTCGATGGAGGGGGGCGACCCTAACCAGGGGAAGTACCAGACCGCGTACAACCAGAGCCTCAAGACTTTGGTCGCCCTCGAGGAAGAGCAGGAGCGCCGGCTCATCCTGGCTAAGGACTACATCAGCTCGAAGGAAGCAACGGAGGCCATGCGCCAACTGATGGGCGAGGTCGTGAACCGTCTCGACAAGTTAGCGCTCGATGTTGCCGAGGCCTGCAACGGCGAGAACCCTGCCCGGGCCGTGAAGGCTCTCGAGACTTGGGTTCGCAGAACTAAGGCCGAACTATCCGCGAACGATGAACAAGTCTGACCTACTCCGCGTAGGCCGAGACGTGCTCAAGCCGGCGGACTCTGGCGACATCGTCGAATGGCTCGAGGAGAACGTGCTCGCCATCCCTGACTCTCCGATGCCCGGACCATTCAGGTCAGAGCGCACGCCATGGATCGCCGAGGCCCTACGCATCGCCGCCGACCCTGAGACAAAGATGCTCACCATCCTCGCCAGCATTCAGTCCGGCAAATCTCTCTTTGCCCGCCTCTTCACTTGCCACATTATCGCAAACGCTCCTGGCCCGACCGCTGTTTTTCAAAGTACGGATGCGGAATCTAAGGACTTTGCCCTTCGCTACATGCGCCCGGTATGGAACAACTGCCCGCCTGTGAAGGCCCGCATCTCGGTCGACGATATGGACCGCTCGACGACGACGGACTTCGACCGCATGACGCTGTATTGCCGCGGCCTATGGAACGAGGCCAACCTTCAGCGCCTATCGCTTCGTTATACCATCGCCGACGAATGCTGGCAATCGCCTCCCGGCCACCTAGCGGAACTGAGCGCGCGCGTCACGGCGTTCGGCTGGATGGGTAAGCGAATCTTCATGAGCCAGGGCGGAAGGTCGGGGCAGGAATTCCATCAGCTGCACGAATCCACCGATCAGCGTGACTGGAACTTTCGCTGTCCGATTGAATCTTGTTCGCATCTTCAGCCATACCTGTGGGAACAGGTCAGGTTTCCCGACGACGCCAAGACGACCGGCTCATGGGATTTGCAGAAGGTCAGTACCGGCACGACTTACGAATGCGCCAGATGTCAGACCCGATTGCCTGACACCAATGCGACGCGCATGGAAGCAAACGCCCGCGGCTGCTTTGTAGCTACAGCCTCGTCCGCTAACTCAGGGCACATTGGCCTTCACTGGAACTCGCTCGCGTCGATGAGCTGGGGCGAGCTGGCCGTCATGATGATCAAGGGAAAGGAAGACTATGAGGTCTACGGTAGCGATGACGCTCGCCGCCAGTTCAAACAAAAGAGGCTGGCACTTCCGTGGGCCGAGGAGGGTGGTGAGATAGTGAACATCGCACAGGCCGCCAACTACAACATGGCAGACGACTGGGATGGAGAATCGGTCATCACGCCCAAGGGAAAGGTCGTCGACCGCGAAGGCGCACCAGAAGGTTCATTCCCTTTCCGCACCGCCGGCATCGACGTGCAACGTGGGCACCTATACTGCGTAGTCCGCCGCTGGAGTCGCACCGGGCATAGTCGCCTCAAGGCCTTTGCCAAGATTGATACCTGGCAGGACGTCGAGGCATTCGTAAAACTCCACGCCGTGCATCCGGCCCTCGTTATGGTCGACGCCGGAGACCAAGCCCAAGACGTGTATCGGCAGACCGCCATGCGTGGCTGGAAGTGCGCGAAGGGTTCGGGTAACGAAGACTTCAGCGTCACGACTAAGGACGGCAAGACGACCCGCCGATTTTATTCCGATAAGCAGACCATCATGGTTCCCGGTCTCCAGACCCGCGCCGTGCTCCTGGTATGGTCGAACCTCGGGGGCAAGGATCTGATGCACGGACTGCGCTCACGCCGCGCCTTTTCGTACGCCCTAGACGCTGGTCAGGACTACGTCGACCAGATGAGCGCCGAGGTCCGCGTAAAGGATAGGCGCACGGGGAAGCCTCAGTGGCTGCTCCCTCAGGGGAAGAAGGATAACCACGCCTTCGACTGCGAGCTGCTCGGCCTTCTGGCCGCCGTCCGCTGGGGCATCGTCGGCAAGGAAACGACCGAAACTGACTTGCCTTCCGCATGAACCCGGGGACACTGAATTCAAGCGGCGGCGCCGATGGTTGCGGGAAGGAAGAGTCTCGTGGCGTGGACATGGGCGTCGCCGCCCCCTCTCGTTGCCAATTCACGCAGGTCAAATGGCTCAAGGATATTTTATCGGCCTCACCGAGTGCGAGTTACTCGACCTCAAAGCCAAGGCACTCTCTCTGATTATGGAGGGCAAAACGCTTTTATCCTACGCAGACTCCGGGTCTTCCGCGACCAAGGCTTTCCCAGGCATGACGCCGAAGGAGGTCTTGAACGAATCCATGTTTGCCCTAAGCCGTCTCGATCCGGGCAAGTATGGTCGCCGAGTGACTATGGTTAACACCCGTTGGGATAACCGCATCGACTAATTTATGCCCCCCCGCAAGAAAGTCCCGACTGTCAGCCTGCGCCCTAAGAAGGGCAAGCCGTCCGCCCGCAAGGGTACGCCGGCACCGCAAGCCGCGACTGTGTCTCAGGGCCGTTTCAATAACCAGTACAGCGGGAACGAGTGGGGCTCGACCGTTCAGACCTACGCTCGCCGCGTCATCTACGCTCCGCAGCCGGATGACATGCGCCGCGACATGTCCCCATGGGATCGCAACGAGATGGTAAAGAAGTGCCGCTGGGCCGAACGCGAGTCCTCGCTCTTCCGCTCGATTTTGAACGACCTGGTCATCTACGTCTCGGGCGATGGCATCAAGCCGCAGTCCCACGCAAGCGACCCCGAGGTTGCCCGCCAGTACGAAGAATACTTCGCACGCGAATCCAAGCGCATCGACGTCTCTGGCAAGTCCTTTGCCCAGTGCCAGTCAATCCTTGTCCGGGCAATGGTCCGTGACGGTGATGCCTTCGCCATTAAGGTCGTCAACGGTGACCGGGCACAGGTGCAGATCGTCGAGGCCCACCGCTGCGGCGATCCAACCGACACTGACACGCCTTCGGATTGCTGGGACGGCATTGGCTTCGGAAAGTTTAACGAACCGATTTACTATTCTATCTATCAGGCTGACGGCTCCTCCCGCAAGGTCGAGGCTCAGTCTGTCATGCACATCGTCGACATGGAGACGGCCTCAGGCTCTCGCGGCGTTCCAGTCCTTCAGTCTGCGCTCTGCGGAGTCCAGGACGTCAAAGAGATCCTCGACCTAGAACGCCGAGCGGTTAAGGACAATGGGGACGTGAATCGAGTAATTTTCAAGGGCTCAGGATTCCTCGATGAGGATGCTGCCTCTGAGATTTCAAATAGCCGCGGCTCCGCAGAGAACGTTGCCAGCCAGATGGGTGGCAAGGCTATCGTGCTCGAGAGCTCTGATCGCTTTGAATCCTTTGAGAGCAAGCGACCGAACAGCACCTTCGTAGGATTTCTTGCAGCGCTTGAGAAAGATATTTGCTCGGTACTCCCTTACGAATTCGTAAAGGATGTGACTTCGGCCGGCGGAGCCGGGGTCCGATTGGTCACCGCCAAGGCCGCGCGGGTTTTCGGAAAATATCAGCAGGTCATTCTGACGACCTTCTGTCAGCCAACTTGGGAATACATTATCGCAGACGGCATTGCCCGTGGAGAAATCCCAGACGACCCAGCCTGGTACAACGCTTCTTGGACCACCCCGAAGAGCGTGACCGTCGACGCAGGCCGCGAAGCCGCGAACGATCGCGCCGACATCGAGATGGGCCTCATGTCCATGTCTGAGCTCTACGGCCAGCGCGGCCTCGACTTCCGCTCCGAGATGGAGAAGCGAGCAGCCGACATGGCGCACATCCAGAACCTAGCCAAGCAGTACGGCATCCCCTTCGAGCTGCTCTTCCGTCCGACCAACACTCCCCTCGGCACGGTCGCTCAAGTCGACCAGGCTGAACCACTCCCCGGCATCTCTACTAACGAAAAATAACATGTCTCGCTTCCTTTCCCATGCACTTAAGGGCCGTGAGCCGATGCTCATCGACCCGGCCAAGGCCCAAGACTTCTCAGTCATGGCCGAGAAGTTCGGCTTCACTGACATGCTCGCTCAGTTCTTCGGCGTGGCCCCGGTGCCCTACATCCAGAACGGCGTGGGCGTTATCCCGATTTCCGGAGTCATCGGCAAGAACCTGAGCCCCATCGAGAAGATGATGGGCGCCGTGGATGTGAACGACATCTCCATGGCCGTCGACCTGTTCGCGGCTGACCCTGCCGTCGAGAAGATTGCCTTCAACATCTCATCCCCTGGTGGCACGGTCACCGGCGTCGAGGAACTAGCGAATAAGATTCGTGACCTTGGCAAGCCGACCATGGCGTACACTGACACCGAGATGGCCTCCGCTGCCTACTGGCTAGGAAGTCAGGCAGATCGCGTCGTCGCATCCCCCTCTGCCACCGTCGGCAGCGTCGGCGTCTACATGGCCGTGCCCGACATGAGCAAACTTTACGAAGACTCAGGCGTCCGCATGGTCGTCATCAAGTCTACTGGTTCCCCCCTGAAGGGAGCTGGGATTGAAGGAACGAGCCTCTCCGACGAACAAATCGCCGACCTCCAGGCTGGCGTGGACTCCATTCACGAAGACTTCAAGTCCGCCATCCGCTCGAAGCGCACGCTAGTCGCCGACTCCGCCCTCCGTGGTCAGGTCTTCTCCGGCAAGCAGGCCGCCGCCCAGGGCTTGGTCACTGGTCTCGCCGACTCCTTCAACAAAGCCCTAGCCTCTTTCTAACATGCCCCGCATCTTTACTGACATCGACGACACTATCCTGAAGGACGGCCAGCCCGTCCAGCGCGTCATCGACTACATCGACGAGAACGGCGAAGAGGTCGTCGTGCTGACTAACCGGCCCGAGACCGACCGCGATAAGACCGCGGCAGAGCTCGACGCTATCGGCTTCGAGTACGACGCCCTGATCATGAATGACTCCGGCGCCGAGGCCCCTGCCTTCAAGGCTGGCGTCATCAAGGCCGAGCTCGATGCTGGCCGCCCGGTTGATTTATTCATCGATAATCGTCAGGACACCCGTGACGCCGTGTCCGCCCTGGGCGTGGAGGTCATGGACCCTGCGGACATCCCTGACATCGTCGAGGAAGACGCCGTCGAAGAGATGCCCATCGAAACCCCTGTCACTCCTGAAGCAAAGGTTGCCAATCTCGGCAGGTCTAAGATGACCATCGAAGAGCAACTCGTCACGGCCGCCGCCTCTCTGGCCGGCCTTACTGCCGAACGCGACGACCTCCGCAGCACCGTGGAGAAGATGACCGTCGGCGCTTCTGCCGAACTGGACGCCCTTCGCGTCGAGGCCTCGGTAAAGGAAGCAACCATCGCTTCCCTCACGGAAGCCCTCAAGGTTTGCGAAGCCGAACTTTCTACCTTCAAGGCCAAGGCCACCGAGCTCGAAGCCACCAAGGTGACTGCCTCCAAGGAAGCCGCCAAGATCGTGGCGTCCTTCGGCACTGAGCCCGTCGAACTTCCCAAGGGCGACAGCCCTGCGAAGATGAGCAACGCCGACATCAAGGCCGCTTATCTCGCCCTCCCTGCCGGTCAGGCCCGCATCGCGTTCTTCAACGCGCATAAGGCCGCTCTCATTTCCCTCTAATCCTCACTCAATAATACACTACTATGGCTACCGTCCTCCCTACCGCCCCGGCAATCCTTTCTGACTACATCGTCCAGACTGTCGCCGGCAAGCTGCCCATCCTCAACAACGTCTCCGTCAACCTCTCGGCCTCCGTCGGCCGCGCTGGCAAGACCGTCTTCGTCCCCATCATGGGTTCGGGTACGGCCTCGGAATTCAACAAGGCCTCGAACACCCTCGCGGATGTCGACGGCGCCACGATGACCAACTCCTCGGTCACCCTGAAGCACTTCAAGTACGTCGACGAGTTCAGCCCCCTGGACATCCAGGAATTCGGCATGCAGTACCTCATCAACGCTTACGCGAAGACTGCCGCTCAGGCCATCGTCGACAAGACCTGGGCCGAAATCGGTTCCGTCTTCACGGCCGCCAACTTCGCCACGGAAGAAACCGTCGCCCTCGATGACTTCGGTTATGACGACGTCGTCAACGCTCAGTTCCTCCTCGACGGCGCCAAGGCTGGTCAGCCTCGCTCCTTCCTCGTCGGCAACGGCTACCTGAAGGCCCTCCGCAACTCCGCCTCGCTCGTCAGCTCTCTTAACCCGAGCGCCAACACCGTCGTCACCACCGGCAACGTCGGCCAGGTCGCCGGCATGGACATCTACCAGTGGAACCAGATCCCTGCCAACGGCGAGAATCTCGCA